TACCACCATTGATAGTTGCCCGGACTCGTCTCCATGATCCAGGTCGGGGGCAGAGGCGGGGTCTTGCTCTTCGTTCCAATGTCGTCCAGCGCCATGCCCAGCACGTACTCGCAGTTCGCGGCGCTGGCGCTTGGTCGGTCACCCATTCGATCCAAAATGAAGCTGGCGGTGTTGCCGTACCACGATTCGCCCTCACGCTGACGGGCGGTCGGCCAGAACGCAGGCCAGGTGCATTTGGGTGTGCCATCGGCGTGAGTGCCGCCCTGTGGTTTTTGCTTGACAATTAAAAAAGTCTCGCCTTCAGGAGCGAGACTTACCATATAATCCATGAAGTTAGTTGCCATGAGTTGATCCTTTACGCCCGCCTGCCAGCGGGCGTTTTTATTTCCCGTAGCGGGACATGATTTTGACCTCGGCGGTCAGAGGAAGGTCGCTTGCCCATGCGGGCGAGGTGGACATGATAGCGCCGAGAGCGCTCTTGACATCCTCGGGTTTATCCGTCTCGATCACGATTTCGTCGTGGACATGAAGCACCACGTTGTCAAGTTGGCGTAAGGCACAGCGCAGGATGTCGTTAGCGGTCGCCTGCGTGATGTTCTCGCAAGCCAGACCCTTCCAAAGACGCGCGCGGGGCCACTCTTTGGCGTCTGCGGCTGGTTTCCACGATGCTTTGGCGTAAGTCACGCCGTCGCTTTCCAGCCGAGCGTAGGGGTAGCATAGCACGCGACCGGACGGCAGCATATACCAGAGGTGCAATCCGTCGAAGCAGTAGGTCACACGCCCCGCGCTGAACTCGTAGCCCTTGTTTCGCATCGCTCGGGTGTACGCCTCTTCGAGCGACTGCCAGAACGGCACAGACCACGGGTTCGCCCTGCGCCACGCCTCGACGATCCGCTTGGCCTGCGCCTCCTCGATATGCACGCCGTAGGCGCGGCCCATCGCGGCGAACGCGCCGATACCGCCAGCGAAGCCGAGCGCAAGCTCCTGCACCTTGCCGACCTGGCGCTGCTCGTCGGTGACGGCCTCGTAGGCCACGCCGTAGGTCGCAGCGGCGTTGACCTTGTAGGGGTCTAGCTTGTTGCGGAAGATGTCCAGCTTGGCATCGCCGGCCTTGCTCGCAGCCAGCCACGGGTTCACGCGGCCTTCGATAGCCGACCAATCGGCCACGACGAACTTCTTGCCTGGCGCTGGCGTTAGTGCGGGCCGGAGCATTCCCCGAAGAACATCGGTGGTTCGTCGTCCGTACTTTGGCACGATACTGTGACCTCGGACCATAGCGGTTCGAACCTCGTCAGGCTCCTTAGCGCACTTGCGAGTGAAGTTATGCACTTGGAGGCCATAGCTCGATGCACGACCTGTGGCGGAACCCCCAGCGAAGACAAAAGCGCCACGGACTCGGTGATCCTCGTCGTCTGCCAGGTCTGCCATGCGGCTGAACTTCGCAACTGACGACGCCCATAGGTCGTCCGCGCATTGGATGACCTCGGCAACAGCGGGCGGTATCTCATCGGGATTCTCCATCGCCAGCAGGTTCGCCCGCACGGCCTTGTCGATTGAATATTTATCAGCCACCCACATCAGCTTCTTGGCCTGCTCACCGACCCGCGCCAGCACCCACTCGCGCATCTTGGGCGAGCGCACGCTGGCGATCTCGCCGTCGGTCAGTTCTGCGACGCGCTCCTCGATCTCGACGAGTTCGTCCTGCGCGTAGCGCATCGCAGCCTTGGCAAGAGGTACATCGACCAGCACGCCCCGGTCGTTGATGCGCTCGGAGACATGGTAGTCGGCCAGTTCTTCAGCGGATAGCGGGCGCATGGCCTTGCTGATCTCGCGCATGGCCCGGACATCCTGCTCGCAGTAAGCCACCATCTCGGCCATCAGCGCGGGGTCGTCGCTGAAAGTGCCATCAGCGCGAGGGATTGACAGCAGCCGGATCAGTTGACTGCCGCGATGGTCCTTCTTCATGCTGGCACCAGCGAAGCGCCCGACATCCTCCAGGCCACCAGGCGCGCAGTTAGCGCGGGCCTGTGTTGCGGTGCAGTAGAACTGCTCCAGTTTGAAGTTCTGCTGCAAGACATACCAAAAGATCAGACGTTCAAACGCCGCGTTATGCGCGTAGATCGGGCCTGTGTGTTGTGCGACCTGTACAGGAAACGGCGGTTTTTGTACACGACCATCGGCATCTATATAGACAGGACGCCATGTCTGCACATCGCCATCGTCGAAGGCGTAGGACATACACAGCACCTCGGTACTCATGTCCTGCGCGTAGTTGTAGACGCCTTTGGCGCCGAGATCGACTCGGCTGCGCGTCTCGAAGTCAACCCAGAGAACGCGCAATTCGCTCTCCTATCCAGCGCACCACAGGCACGGCCCAGCTATTGCCCAGAGCCTTGTATCGAGGCCCATCTGGGCACTTGTCTTTGATGTTGGTGTAGTTGTCTGGGAATCCTTGCAGGCGTTCGCACTCGACGGGGGTTAAACGGCGGACTTGCATGGCGATCTGTACCGCGTAGCGATCTGCCTGAGCCCCCAGCGTCGGCGCTTGTTCTTTGTTGATTGCAATAGAACGCGCTTTCTCGCCCATCTTCCAATCAAACGCCACCGCCTGAGGTTGTCCCCGGCTGTCCATGCAATATGCAGAGCCATCCAGCAGATACTCCTTGCCCTGCGGCCCGGCTTCTGGTGCGCGACCGATGCAATGCGGGTGAATGCTGATAGGTTGAGGAACTGCCACGCCATCATGCCTACCACCATCCCCACCGCGCAGCAAAGTTCCGGCTTGGTCAATGCTGGCATTGAGTTCTTCATCCCAACAAATAGGCACCATCACAGTAGGCCCGCTGGCATTGATGCTAGAGCCAGGTGTTCCCATCGTGGCGGCAATGTCGCCGGTTAGGTTGCCGTTATAGCAGTCTGTGCCTACTGCAACAGCCGCCGTTGCATTGCTATTAGCCCCTAATGAATGGCAAACATTTGCGCTGCTGATTGGGTCTTGGGTGGGGTGAAAGGCAATCGGCGCTTCATGGTTGCAAGTCAAGGTCGGCGTGCGATCTATTGCAATCTCAGCGCCGCCTTGGCCGTGAGCCATTGTGATGACAGCGCCAGCCAGTTGGTTTCGTATCGGCCCGTCCTTGGCGCGAGTGTCGAGCGTAGGGTTCAAGTCTGTGAAACGACCGCCTGAAGGGCCAAACTCACACCCCATAACCTGCGCCACCATCGCTTCCGCCTCTACTCTTTCATTTCCTGTGCGACTGAACGGAGCGCCTGCTCCAACTGTGGGGGCAACACTTTGCCGCGCTTCTCTGCTCGGCGCAATATCCCGGCGGAAGCCTTCGAACTCAAAAAGAACCGCTGCGGGATCGAAGTCTGCTCTAGCACTTGCGACAACGAACACACGACGGCGTCGTTGGGCCACTCCGAAATATTGGGCGTCGAGGACTCGCCACGCGACTGTTCTTTGGGGACCATCAATAAAACCAGCGTTTGACCATCGCCCCCCTGGCGGGACGAGAGCATCATCTTCGCCGGCAAGCGCTCCCAGAAAACACCCGAAGGCGTTATCTTTGGTGTTGAGGACGCCGGGGACGTTTTCCCAGAAGATGATGGACTTTCGCTTTTCATCAATTGCATCTGCAATCTCACAAAATGTTAGAGACAAATTGCCGCGCTCATCGGCCAACGACTGGCGCAGACCGGCTACGGAAAATGCCTGACATGGCGTGCCGCCACAAAGAAGATCAGGCGCCTCAACCCGACCGCTACGGATCAGGTCGGGTAATTTGGTCATGTCGCCCAGATTGGGGACATCGGGGTAGTGATGCTTTAGCACCGCGCAGGGGAACGGTTCGATCTCGCTGAACCAAGCCGCTTTCCAACCAAGCGGCCCCCACGCCACAGAAGCGGCTTCGATGCCGCTACAAACTGATCCGAATTTCATAATAGGCGGGGGCGTCCAGACTCGGGACACCCCCTATTCTCACTTAGGCAGAACGACGACGACGGCCAGCAGCGGGAGCCTCATCGGCCTCCTCAGTAGCGCCTTCACCATCCATACCAACCCACTCCACCCCTTCG